TGGCGATATCGGCAATCAGATCGTTAATCGTCAGGCCGCGCGGCCAGTCTATTCGTCCGACTTCGTCTGCAAAAAACCAATCACCTTGCCACCGAGCGAGATCAGGTCAATCGGGTCGAGGGCATTGCACTCAGTCTTAGTAAGTGACGGCAGGGTGATGCGCGGCAAAACGGTCAGCAACGCGTCAACATCTGACTGACAAAGATCAGCCAGGCGCACGCCACGTAAGCTTCCGGCCGTTGGCTTAATCAGTTCAACCTGTTTGATTTCACTTTCACCACGCTTGAGCGGAGTTTCAAATACGACGGTGTTTTCGTTCTGTTCCATGATGGTTGTCTCATAAGTTAGGGAAGGGCCAGCGCCGCTCTGGTGCCAGAATTAGGGTTATACCAGGCCGATGTTTTTGCGGCGCTGTTCGAGGCGGTCGACGCCGTTAACCTTCTCCACCATATTGATGGTGTCGATTTCGATCAGCTCCTTACCGTTCCACGTCAGCTTGTAGTAGGTGCACTTCGAGGTGATTTTGGTCTCAGTGTCTTCGCCCTGTTTGGCTTCGCCAAAGTCAAAGCTCTGGTGCTTACCGCGCACCTCAACCTCAACCGAGATTTCCTCGCCGGTATCGTCACGCTGATAAGAACCGGTGAAGCGCAGTGGTACGGCAGATGCGCCCCACTGCGTGAGTACAAGCTCATCCAGACCGCCGATACTCCATTCCATATCAAGCGCGTCATCTTCCAGCCCGTTGTCGATGTGCGCCGCGCCGCTCATGCCGCCTGCGCGGTACGGATCTAGCTTGCGCGCCAGCTTAGGCAGAGTGACGGCGGTGACGATGCCCTGATAGCTGTTTGCATCGTTGAATAGGTTCATTGCCTTTAGTTTGCGTGGCAGTGCCATTTATCCGGCTCCTTAGCTGTTAACGGATGCGGCGAAGTTCGCCAGATAGGTGTCGGTGATGCGCTGACGTAACGTCAGGTCTTCCAGCGGTGGCACCGGTGTGTAGTCGTAATCGATAAAGAGCTTGCCCACTTTCAGGGTGTCTTTATCGTTGGTGCTTTCGTCGTACCAGGCGGACGCGCCCAGCAGGTAACCGGCGTTAACTAGCTCGCGGAATTTCGCGTTGATACCCGCAATAATCTCGCGCACCAGTACCGGCGTCAGCGGCTTATCGACCGCCCACATATGCGCCTCGGCCATCGTATCGGCCAGCACCTGCGCGGTGCGGGTGTAGTTCTCAAACTGGAATAGCGGATCGTCGCTGCAGGTGCGGTTGCCCCAGAAGCGGAAGCCGTCTTTGCGGATCAGCGTGGTGACGTCCGCCTCGTTCAGCAGGTCGGCATCGGTGCCGGTCTGCTGCAGATCCCAGAACACCGACGCGGAGATACCCGTTACGCCGTTTACGCCAACGTTCGACAGGGTTTTATGCCAGCCGGTGTCGTTGTCGATTTTGGCGCGCAGGCCCAGCGCGCGGGCGGTCGCGTAAGCTACGTCTGATTTATTCGCGGTGGTGTTCCATGCGAGGAAATCAGGCCAGATCACCATCAGCTCGCGATGGCTGAAATTGTCGCGATACAGGCGGGCTTCGGAAATGGTTTTGCACTCCCACGCAGACACGTAGGCGAAGGCGCGCAGCTGCTGCGCTATGCTGGCAAGCGCGGTTGCGACTTCCAGCGAGTCAAGGCCCGGCACGCCGAGAATGCGCGGCTTGACGTCGAGCTGCGTCTGTGCGGCGAGCAGCGCTTTCATGCCAGTGTACTGGCCGTTTTCGTCGGTGCCGCCGATGATGTTGGAAATGGTTTCGGCGTCGTCTGCGCCTTCCGACACGCGCACCACGACGGTGACGGGTTTTGACTGATCAGCGATTGCCTGCAGCGCGGCGGAGAGCGTTCCTTTTACACCGGCTTTGCCAACTGCGCCCTGTACGTTGGTAATAAGTACTGGCTGATTGAGCGGGAACGTTGCCGCATCGGCATCCTGCGCGGTGCAGACCATGCCGACAATTGCGGTTGATACGGTGGAGATGGTGCGCGTGCCGTCGTTGATTTCGACGACGCGGACACCGTGATGATAATCTGCCATCTGTTGCACTCCTGGTTAAAGGTGTGCTCAGGGTGTCAGTTTAGGTGGAAGCGCGCATTCGATATTGTTTTGCTGGTCTGTGGCAAAACAAGATAGTCTTCATGGAACGATTACTGGTAATTGATTGATATTAAAAAGAGGTGAATAGTTGAAAGTTGAATCAAATGTAATTGACCAGTATATAAAACGCGATTTAAGACTTGAAATTGCATATAGAATGATTCCATGGTCGATTTTTACAATTACGACATACCTTTTATTATCTTCGCGCTCCGACTTCTCACTCATGACTTACTACAAGTCCAGTATTGAAAATGCATTTGGTATAATTAACTTTGCTTTGCCTGTAGGAGTGATAATGCTTTTTATTGCTTCTATATTTAAGGACATGGAGGTGCGAGTTGGAAAATGTTGGGGGCAACATCATTCGTTGGGTAAATCAGGGGCAGTCTTAAGAAAGCTCTGTTCAGAGATTCTTTTGTGGGGGTGTGGGGTTTCGTTTAGCCTGATATTGATTACTGCCGTAACAGCATCGAAAATCATTTCTAAAGAAGGAGTAAAAGAAACACATCCACTCCTATCCCTCTCAGTATTTATATTTTTGTTGTTTTTAGTTTTCATATTCTATTGTGGGTTTTACATTCACTGCAGAAAAGAAGGTGCTACATTCCTACAATCGATAGTTAGAGAGGCAAAGTATATTCCCATTGTGTATTTACTTGCCGCTCTGTTTTGTATCGGTTATGTGTATGTGGGACTGTAGAAAAAATTAGTCAGGCTTTTCCGGCCAGACTACTTTTCCAACAGCGGAAATATTTACGTCCTGAACTGCCTGGATATATTTCATCCAGGCAGTTAATGCCAGGCGATCATTATCTTTGATGATCCCGAGCAGTAATTGTGTCTGCCATGACTGCGTGACGCTGTTTGCTTCGCTGACACGCGCAGCCTGTTCGGTTTCCGCCTCACTGATGGCTGCCACCCGCTGTGCCTCCTCGTCGGTTTGCCACGCTTTACCGTTCCAGAAATCAAACGGCGTGGCGGGGCTAAGTGGCGTAGTGCCGTCAGGATAGTTACCTGGCAGGTTGACCTCCACCGGCTCACCGTTCGCAATGCTATAAACTACCTTTCCTCGATGATCATCGACCAGCAGCCAGCCACCATCGCTGTAGATGGGAACTTTTGCAGACTTTCCGCCAGGGGGAACAACGCTGGTTGAGTTTGCAGGAATACCAACGCCCTCTGTCAAATGCTCAACCGTCGCACCTATATACAGGCCGTATTTAGGATCGTAGTTATAAACAGTCATTTCACCGGATGAGGTTGCTAGCCCATCTTTATCAAGCGTGACTTTTTTCACAGTAGCCATTATGCAGCCCTCACGATGTAGTTAAACGCCACGTTGCGTGGGCGCGTTTCTGTACCACCGGTCGGCTGAATAGCAGTTTTTGATGACATTGCACCACCGGCGCCAAACCCAACCGCCAGACCATGTCCTGAATGAATTTCCTCCATAACACCAGAGCGAGCTGGGGTTACGTTTACTATATTACGGCTTATCCCTGTGCCATTCGCCGCGCTATTTGACTCATCTGAAGATGACCATATTTTACCCAGAGCGTGATTGTGCGATTCGAGCGCCCCGGTCTGGAGGCTAAGCAGGATTCGTGATGCATCAACTCCTCGCCCATCGTCCCAGCCCCTAATAAATTCTCCCCGCAAATCAGGCAATTTCAATCCCGGATAAGGTAGCGCCAGCTTCGGATAAAGGGTTCCGCTGAAACTCGCGCCGTTGCTTTTCAGAAACACCATATTAGACATGGAGGCAAACAATTCACTTGGCATCTGGGCGTGCGGCCACGGGAAGGGAGAGCCGATGATCGGTGCACCTTCACCAATGCCCAGGTTTTTAAGCGCCTCAACCACTTTGCCGGCATCTTTAATTTCAGCAAGCGCCTTAGCAATCACCAGATATTGAGCATGCGGGTTATCAGCTTTAATGTGCAGCACCATCTGTTCGTCGTTGTATTTATTTGCCTGCTCCAGCAAGGTGTCGGCGTACTGCTTTACTAAAATCACCTCATCATCCACGTATTTACGCGTCGCCAGCACCACGGCTGGATCGATTTTCAGCGTCACAGCACTGGTGCTGTTCACGATGATAATCATGCGCACCGTCTGCGTGCGTCCGCTGCCCTCAGCAAGCTGCGGCTTGTAGGTCTCGGCGCAGTTCGCCACGGCAATCAGCACGCCGTCGGCGTCATACAGCCCAATTTCACGGATCCAGAAACCGCCTTCACCCTCCGGGATTATCTGCTCGGCGATAATCTGGCTGCTGTTGGCCGCGTCAACCGACAGCGAGTTAAGCTGCGCGCGGCGCTTTTCCCCGATGAGTTTCGTCTGCGCCGGGTCTGGCGTTGGCAGCGCGCCGCCACCGTCGCCGACGGCCATTTCCTTAAGGTCTACTTTTGTGCCGAGCGCGGCGGCATTCGCCAGCTTAGCCGCGCCCTGATTGGTCAGCAGGGCAAAATATTTTTGTGTCATGCGCTCACTTCCGTCAGGTCGATAAGATGCACCGCCGCACCGGAATAGACCGGCCCGCCGACGCTGATAAGTTCAGGGGTGTAGGGGTAAACGGACAGCTCGTCACCGCTGTAGCTGGCAACGGCAACCGGAATCGCGCCGCTGGCATCGAGGTTAATGGAAAGCCCAATCAGATGGCGGCTGCAGGGTTTGGCATCCGCTATCAGGCGTTCCAGCTCGTTATACATTTCCTCGGTGATGCCGGTATCAAGCACGCCCACATCAAGCCGGAACGTGCCTGGCGTCTCGTTAGTCTTCCACCATTCAATAACGCGGATCAGATAACCCAGCGGCTCCACCACGCGGCGAATAGCACCGATGGTGCCTTTGTGCCGGTGCACGTGGCGCGCCGCCGCCACTACCGCGCGTTTGGTCGATTCACTCCAGCCAGAGTCCCATCGGTCAACAGACCATGCCCACGCCAGATAAGGCAGCAGCGGCACCGGGCAGGTCTGCGGATTCCATAGCTGGCGCAGCGGCACATTCATGGTACCGAGAGATGCCAGCGCCTCAGCGGCGGCAACCTCCAGCAAAGACGAGCCGGTAGGCAGCAGGCGATCACTCATCCGAGCCTCCCACGGTCAGCGTGTAGCCGGTGCAGTATGCCGCCTGCGTTTTATCCAGCACCACGTCTGCCGATGGTTGGATCAGATTCACGCGTTGCACGCCCTCAACGTGAATGGACGCATACAGCGCCGACAGGCGAATGTCGCGCCCGAGTCGCTTCTGCGCCGTCACGTAGGCCGCGAGCTTAGCCTCAGATGCCGCGCGGATGGGTTCAGCCTCCGGCCCCGGATAGAGATAAAGCTCGGCCTCAATGGCGTAATCGACGATTTCTGCCGACTGCACGCCTACACGGTCAGCCACCGGGCGCACGTTTTCATCGTTAAGGGCGGCATCCACCACGGCCAGCAGGTCGGCGGCGGCCGTGCCGTTGCCCTCACGCGCCAGCACCGTGACGGTGACAACGGCGGGTGACGGGCTGATAGCGGACGCATCCGCCACCCTGCCGTCGGCGCTTCTGGCATGGTACTCATATGCACCGGTCGGCCCGGCCACGCTAAGCCCTTCGAATGCGGCAGCGATACGGGCGCGAAAATCGTCGTTACTTTCCATTACCGCCGCCGTGGGTGGGATGGTCGTTTCATCTGCCGCTGTTATGGTCAGGCGCTCAACGCCATTATTTGCGCCGAGCTGGTCGAGATCGTCGTCAAGAGCATAAGCCACCATCACGGCCTTAGCCGCTTCATTGATGCGCTGGCGCAGAATCACTTCGCGATACGCATTTTCCTGCAGCAGCTTCACGATGGGTTCAGATTCAAGCGACAGCGTACGGGCAACAGCGGCCCGCTGTTCCTCCGGGTAGAGCGAAATCAGCGTGGCTTTGCGCGCAGCCAGCAGGGTTTCATAGTCCAGTGTCTCCACCACGTCGGGCGCGGGTAGCTGGCTCAGGTCGATAGTTGCCATGTTCTCAGCTCACAGGAACGGTTAAGGAAAAGGGTTGCGCGGTATCGGTGCGATTGCCGGTCAGCTCAACCACCATGCCGCCGTTGAAATTCGACTCGAAATTAATGGCGGTAAGTTTTATCCGCGGCTCCCACTGCAGGATCGCCAGATAGCAGGCCGACATAATCTGCAGGCGCAGCGACTCGTTTTGCGGCTGGTCAATCAGCGCCGACAGCAGCGAGCCGTACTTGCGCCGCATCACCCTGGAGCCGAGCGGGGTTAAAAGAATGTCGCGCACTGACTGACGGATGTGATCGAGGTCGGTTAGCGCCTCGCCGGTCTCCCGGTTCATGCCTATGTATTTTGCTGTCGTCATTCGGGGCCGTCCGTTCTGCTTCCGCCGCGCTGCACGCCGCCGTGATCGTGGTCATCCACAACAACGCCATTTGAGTCAAACTTCCCGCCGCTGTGCTCGACGTTGCCGGTCATCTTGCCGCCTTCTGAGAACTCAAACGTTTTGGCTTTCAGATGTGCAGAGCATTCAACCTCTGGCGTACTCAGCAGGATTTTTACCGCCGCCTCAATGGTGGCGGTTTGTATGCCGGTTGCTTTGAGTGCACCGGTTTCCGGCTCGTACTCAATCACCGCGCCGTCAGGAAACGACCAGTGCAGCGCGTCAGCCGATGCGGATGGGGCGGGATTTTCATCGGAGAAGATGCCCGGCAGCACAAACCCGGTATCGAGTTCACCGCCCAGGCATAAAATGAGCACCTGCTCACCCACCGACGGCGCATTCCATGAACGGGTTTTACCCGCACGCGCAGACAGCCAGTGAATCCAGCCAGTGGTGTTGTTTCCTGTATCCACGCGGCATAACCCGTCGTCCAGTTTTACGGCGGACACGGTGCCAATGCGGATCAGGTTGCGCAGCAGGCGCAGGATTTCGCTGATTTGTTCGTTCATAATGTTCATAATGAACTGCTGATACTAATTCTTATAATTAAGCTTGTTTGCTGGTCTTTAGACAAAACTGTAATCACTAAAAGGACGTGATATTAATGAATAATTTTTTTGATAATGATGAAACCAAAAGACTTTTGACTAACTATCGCAGAGCAGTTACAAGACTTGAACCTGATAACAGTTTTGAGCAAGCTCGCAATCAGTACATTACTAGAATAATTGATTACATAACATCGACCCCTAAAGATTGGGATGAAGGGACACAGATAAATATTTCATATTTCGGCGATGTGTTTAAGATGGAATTAACACAAGAAACCATGAATAAGACAAATATCGACACTGTCTTTTCTTCCTTGTATAGATTCTTCATTGAGAAGTATATAAGCACACCTGGAGATATGACTATGGAATCTAGGGCGATAAGAAAATTCGCCACTGAGCGAATTGATAGCTTTGAGGAAAGTGCTAGAGAACAAATTAACTATGCTATGAATCAAATGACATTATCGATGTTTAAAACATTATATAATGAGGATGGGCTTAAGGCTATTAGGAACTTCAGCGCGGTTAAAAAACAAGCTGAGGATCTTAAAGTTAAATGGGATGAAGAATTAAAACTAAAAGAGGATAAAGTAATTTCCCTGAATGCCATACTCACAAATCAACAAGATTCGTATAACTTTGTAGGCTTACATGCAGGCTTTGCTAAATTAGGACGTATTAAAGTAAAAGAACTTTTTTGGTCACGAATGGCGATGTTGTCAATTGGAATATTAATTCCTGTATTAATTATCGCACAAGTGTTTTTTTATAATGCAATGAATACAACATTCGAAAAACCAATGGATCTTGTCAAGATAATCCCTGGCGCCAGCATTACATTAATAATGATATATTATTTTAGAGTTACGCTCGGAAATTACTCTTCGGTGCGTGCCCAAATTATGCAGATTGAGTTACGTAAAAGTCTTTGTCGATTTATTCAAAGATACTCAGAGTACTCAGAAGGAATAAGCACAAAAAACCCTCAATTATTAGCGAAATTTGAAGATGTTATATTTTCAAACATAATGGCATCAGAAGATAAAATACCTTCCACCTTTGATGGAATTGAACAAATGGCTAATTTTATATCATCATTAAAACCTAAAGGATAATTTTCTAATGATGCTGCAGTGTGAGGATAATTACGTCTTGAATGATCTCAATATCGTTAGGGCTAACACCTAATAATGGACGAGCCTCGTACTGCACTTCTTTACCATATCGTGATGGCCGATCCCGAAGCCCATAATGATGCACCCGCGCCATGCGCTGCACGTGTCCGGTAAACTCAATTACCGCTTCATTTGAGGTTGCCTGCGCTTTCATGTATTTCGCGGTGCGAAGTTTGGCGAACATCTCGCACTTTACCCGTCCTTTCTTGCTGCGTATCGGTTGCGGCTTGCGTGGCTTGAAGGGTGTGCCGTCCGGTGCCTGCTGGCGTTTGATATTCTGCTGCTGTCTGGCGCGCAGCTTTTTCGCGATGTTGCGCGCCATCTCTTTACGTGAAGACGGGGAAAGGTTGCCAATCAACGCATTCAATCTGTCATTGACCAGTTGTAAGTCACTCATGATCGCCACTCGCTAACCAGATCACCGCCAGCATAGAGCCGCATGGGGCTCGCATCGTTCTCAGTTAATGGATTTTCCCCAACGTGCTCGACGTGCAGTTCATCACCCACGCGCTTGACGATCACCCGCTCGCTGAGCTGCAGGTCAATACTGATATCGCTGGCCGTGTCGCTGATAACGTCAGCCTTGAACGTGAAGCCGGTCTGCTGCTTTTCTTTGGTCCCCATCATGTCGGGTTCATTCACCCGTAACCATTCCAGCATCGGCACTATCAGCAGATCTATATCACCGGTGTAGTCGGTGATCACCATGTTTAGCCGGTAATGATATTCAAACGACAGCGAAGCGGCGAGCGTTGAGACAATGCGCCCGCTGTCGATGAACACATTCAGGCTGTCAGGGTTTCGCTGCAGCAGCGGCACGCTGTCGGTCAGCGCCTTGCGCAGTTGTTGAGGTTTCAGCATCGTGTTGTTCCTGGCAGTCTTTAATGATTTCTATCTGCAGCCCGCAGGAAGCGAGCGCCGCCTCAAGCTGGCGATTGTCCGCCGCCAGATCGCCGTCCGTTTTCAGGCTATTTCCCGGCACCGGGCAGCTTGTCACGCGCGGACAGCCAATCCAGATAATCTCTGGCGCTGGCGAAGGACGGTCTGGTGTGCAGCCGGATAACATCGTCAGGCAAAGCAGCAGCAGACCAGTCGCGGAGTATCGGGTTTGCATCGGTTTCCCTCTGTATTTGTGCCTCGCGGGTCAGCGCACCGGCGCTGGCCCGCCCCTGCATCAGCCGCAGCGCGGCCTCGCGCTTTTGCCCCTGCAGGTTTTCACTGTTGAGGCGGCTAATCGCTTTGTCGCGGCTCTCGATGCCCGCTGACAGCGTGCCAATTACCCGTTGTGCGCTCGCCAGCTCATCGCTGGCAACCGACCAGCGCCAGCCGGTTAACGCCAGCGCCAGCAGTGCCACCGCTAAAAGCGTTGCCACGATGCGGATCACAACGCCTCCTTAAGGCACCATGCCATTTCACGCGAGCGGCGGTTATCCAGCCCCTGATTAAATACGCCTTTCACGTACACCCAGCGCGGCAGTTGCAGGCAGGCATCGCGCCAGCGGTTCTGGTTCAGCAGCTTCACCATCGTTGAACTGCATGCGTTACCCGTGCCGACGTTAAAGGCCAGCGAGACCAGTGCGTCGTAAACCTTTTGCGGCACCTGCGTGAACAGGCAGCGCGTTAACGCTTTTTCAGTACGCAGTACGTTAGCGATAAAGGTTCCTGCCGCCTGCCGTTCCGTGATGCTTTTGCCTGGCACTACGTCCAGCGTGTTGCCGATGCCGTCCGTCCACTTGTCCGCGTCGCATTTGTACGGACTCAGGCGACATCCTTCGTAATCGGCGATGAGCTTAAGCCCCTCAACGGAGGTGTGCAGCTGCTGAAAGCCCGGCAGCGTGGCGGCAAGGGCCAGCACCACTCCCACCGAGCAGCGCTTAACGGTTTGCAGATTCATAGTCACCCCGGCTGATGCGGCCCGTTGCAAAAAGCTGGTAGGTTTTGCGCCGGTAATACCAGCTCACCAGAAACATGCCGACGCCGAGCACCATGCCAAGAATGGTCGCCACGTCCTGCAAATCCCACTTACCGAGCCAGCCCATCACCACGGCAATGCTGTAGGTGATAAAGGCGCTGATGCGCTCCATCGTGATGTTCATGATTCAGTCCCAAAGGTTAACGGTCTCACCCGTTGACGATTCCGGCAGCTCTGGCAGGTTGACCGGCCAGCCGTGCGGCAGTACCGGCCCGGCGTCGGCAAGTCCGGGGTTAGCATCAAAGACCGATTCCGTTACCTGCTCCGTGCGCCCGTAATGGCGGTAGCAGATATCGTCGACGGTATCGCCCTGCAGCGCGTAAACCCGCGTCACAGCAAACTCACGATGCAATTAGGACGCTCACCGACGCGGCTGATGCTGAATCGCGCGTCGCGCCAATATTCGTCTGCGCTGGCTTCAACCTCACCGGCCTTTTTTGTGCCGCTGGCGTCATAGCCGCGATAGCGCTCGGCGATGGTGGCGGCGGTGATCGCCTCAACGGCGGCGAGGTAGTGCGTGATTTTCTCGCTCACGCAGTCCAGCGATTCCGCCGGGACGTCAGCCAGCGTCTTAAAGCCCACCGCCATCCTGTCGGCGCGCCAGTCGTACAGCTCGGCGTTCACTTCGGAAATTGCCGTTTTCACCGCCAGCCGCAGGCGCTGCGCGGTGACGGTTCCCTCATAGCGCAGTGATTCGCGCAGCTGCTGCAGATCGATATCAGGCCAGAAAAAGGTGTTCTTTACCGGCGGCTCGGCAGTCTCTGCCGGTCGCTGTGCTGCTATTACCAGCGTGCTCATAGTTGGCCTCGAAATAGGTGGGCGGTGGAGGACGGCGCAGGCACTGAAAGTGCGTTGCCGTCCTGCCGCCCTGCGCGGGGTCGCGTCCGGTCAGCGGCTGGCCTGCGCCTGCTTTTTCATGGCAGTCGCCAGCCGCTCAATGTCTTTTTTCACGCCGCAGCCCTCGTTCAGCTGCAGCGCGCGTCTCAGGTGATGCATGGCTTCCAGAGTCCCGCCCGAATCGCGATACACATACCCGGCGATTTTGTGCAGCTTGGCGCGCACCTGATCGGGCATGTCTTCGGCGTCGGTCAGCCGGATGGTTTCAAGCAGCGGCGCAATATCGACCGCATCTTTTGCCACCCAGGCGCGTGTCGCGGCGCTGGCCACTTCCTCGGCCAGCAGATACGGCAGGCTGTCTCGTTTAAATCCGTCGGGCGGCACCAGACCGTGCGTGAGCGCGTAGCGGGCGATTTCGAGCGCGCCGGTTACGTCTCCCGTGTCCAGCCGCCAGATCATGACGGTCATCACGATGGCATCCTGCGCGCCGCGCCCGCTGTTCATCACGCCCGCAATCCACGGCAGGTAGTCGGGCAACAGCTGGCGCTTAAGCTCAGCCTTGCGCTCTACCGAATGGACTTTCTTCAGGCGGCGCTTGTCCTCGTTGAGTTTCACGAGCATCTGCTCATAGCCGGTGGCGTGGCGCAGCGGGTTCGCATCCCGCTGCGATTCGGTTTCGGCCTGGACGCGCATCCGGTGACGGCGGGCGGGACTCAGCATGCGTTACTCTCCCGTTGCCGGGGTTTCAGTGGTAGCTGCCGCCGGTTCGCTGAAATCACCGAGTTCGATGTTTTCAATCACGCAGCCCGCCGCGTAGTCTTCCACCACGTAATCCTCGTTTGCTGACTCGTAGTTTTCGATGCGGTCACGCTTCGGCACCTCTTCGATGTGGCGGCGCTGCGTGCCTTCCTGCCAGTAAATCGACAGGTTGTCGGTGCGGGTGATCATCATGGCGTTGGCCGGGAAGTACGGCACGCGCACCGCTGGCAGGTTGCCGATGCGCTTCTGGCTGATAATCACGTCAGCGGCAAGCTGCTCGGTGTTCGCCTGGTCTTTGTTCACAATCGGGAAGTACTTGTCGGCCAGCAGCTGACGGCCCACGATAACGACCAGCTCCGGGTCTTCCTGATACCACGGCTCGATCAGGTTATTGGTCGCGTCCATTACCAGCGCGTCGAGGTTGGCGTAGTCGCCGTCTTTGCCCACGCGGATTTTTGGCGAAATCACCGTGCCGTCTTCCTCTGTGATTTTGCTCATCACGCGGCTCGGCGCTTCGTTGCGGTACTTCTGCAGCCAGCCCACCGCCACGTCCTGCAGCATCGGGTTGGCTGCGCGGTTCGAGGTTTTCGCGCGGTGAGTGCCGTTAAAGCCGATCATGATGCGGTCAAGCGCCTGGCGCTGGATGATGGAATCGCGCAGGCGGGTCTGGAAATCGTCATAGCGCGCCCACAGGTCGAGCGTGTTATAGCGGATGTGGAAATCAAAATTGACCTGCGCGCACTCATAGCCCTGGCTGTCCAGCGCCGAGAAGTCAGCGGTTTCGCGCTCGTCGCCGCCAGCGGTGTCGGTGGTGCTGGCAATCGAGCCGGACACGCCGACGCCGATTTTCTCGCCCTTCATCTCCGGCACCGGCACGATGTTGATGCGGGTCAGGAACGCAGACGACTCCTGCACGCGCGTCATCAGCTTCTGCGTAACGGACGGCTCGACGCTGAATTTCTTGTTCATGTCGTGATTTCAACGCCGTTCAGCTCGGCGACGCGGGACATGTAGGCGTTAAATTTAAAGCGGGTATTCTTGCGCATTGGCGCTCCTGTTATTCAGTATTCGGGTTTATTCAGACCGGACTTATCAGCAGTCGGTCTGCACGCTGCCTTTGTTGTCGCCGCCGGTCGCAGGCGGGCGACGGTTAAAGCCGCCGTCAGTTTTCGCCAGCGTCTCCTGCAGGGTGCTCAGCGCTTCGCGGTCTTTACCGGCTTCCAGCTCCAGCGCCGCGATGCGATCGGAAAAGTTTTTTTCCAGCGCTGCCACCTGCTGCGAATGGGTTTCGCCATTCTTCTGCACCTGCTCAGCGACGGCCGTGACCGCCGCGCTGACGTCGTTAAAGCGCTCGTCGTCGGTTTTTTCTTTGCGGGTAAACAGCTCTTTCACGCGGGACAGCAGCGACGGGCCTGCGTCGGCTTCGTCGTAAAACTCAATCAGGGTTTCTTCGGCGGCGGTAAACAGGTTCTCTTTGTCCTGCTTGCGGGATGCCAGCGGGCTGGCTTTGGCGGTGGCGCTGAAGCTCAGGTATTCCGTGCCGAGGCTCGCCGGGTCGTCGGTCACGGCCAGACCAATCAGATAGGCTTCGCCAGTGTCGGAGAATTTCGGATTCACTTCGATGGAGGTGTAAACCTTCTGGCGCGCTTTAGTCAGTGCGACCAGCTCAGGCGTCGGATCGATGTAACCAAACAGCGCCAGCTTACCCGCCAGCGGGCCTTCGGTGATTTCTTCGGCCTCAACCTTCGTTACGTCACCAAAGCGGCGGAAGGTGCTGTCGGCGGCATAGCCTTTGATGTGTTCCATGTTGACGCGTGCGCCGTACACAGTGGGGTCATAGTTTTTCGCCATCTGCGAAATCCAGTCGCGGGAAATTTCGCGGCCGTCGGTGGTTGCGCCCTGCACAGCTATGCGGAAACGCTTTGCTTTAGTTGCCATTAATCAGGCTCCGGTCAGTGGGTTGGTTCGGTTCGGGGCCAGTTTCCCTGCCGCCGCCTGATCCCTCAACGCATCACCGCCCGCTCATGTATCAGCAAACAGCGAGTGCAGGCGCGCCCAAATTGCCCCCGGTAGCCTTACCGGCATGAACATGACACCCGGCACCATCATCAGCGATCCGCGCCGTCAGGCTGCGCTGCTTTACTGGCAGGGATTTTCCGTGCGCCAGATTGCGGAGACGCTCGGACAGAAAACGCCGACCGTGCAGAGCTGGAAGCTGCGCGACGAATGGGACAGCATCGCGCCCATCAGTCGCGTGGAAGCCAGCATGGAAGCGCGGTTGATTCAGCTCATCATGAAAGAGGTAAAGGGCAATGGTGATTACAAGGAGATAGACGCGCTCGGTCGTCAGATTGAACGACTTGCCCGCGTAGAGCGTTACCGCAGCAGCGGCAACGAGGCGGATCTCAATCCCAACGTGCGCAACCGCAACAGAGGCGAGCGCCAGCCGGTGATCAAAAACGTCTTCAGCGACGAGCAGACCGATAAACTCACCGGCCTGTTTATGGATGGCTGCTTTGCGTATCAGCTCGGCTGGCATAAGGCCGGGCTTGCGCACCGCATCCGCAACATTCTCAAATCCCGCCAGATTGGGGCGACGTTCTACTTTGCCCGCGAGGCGCTGATCGATGCGCTGACTACCGGGCGCAACCAGATTTTCCTGTCAGCCAGCAAGGCACAGGCGCACGTTTTCAAAAACTACATCCTCGACTTTGCCCGGCAGGCTGACGTTGACCTGAAAGGCGATCCGATTGTGCTGCCCAACGGCGCGCGCCTGATTTTCCTCGGCACCAACGTGCGTACCGCGCAGAGCTACACCGGCAACCTGTACCTGGATGAGTATTTCTGGATACCTAAGTTTCAGGAGCTGCGCAAAGTTGCCAGCGGCATGTCGCTGCATAAGAAGTGGCGCACAACGTACTTTTCCACACCGTCCAGCCTGTCACACAGCGCTTACCCGTTCTGGTCCGGCGAGCTGTTCAATAAAGGGCGTCGCAACCGGGATGACCGCATCGAGCTGGATCTCTCACGCTCACACCTGGCGAAAGGCGTGCTGTGCGGCGACGGCCAGTGGCGGCAGATTGTCACGGTTGAGGATGCGCTGACGGGCGGCTGTAACCTGTTCGATATCGATCAGCTGCAGCTTGAATACAGCCCGTCCGAATATCAGAACCTGCTGATGTGTGAATTTGTCGACGACGAGGCCAGCGTGTTCCCATTCGCCGAACTGCAGACCTGCATGGTCGACAGCCTGGAGGAATGGACGGACTTCAATCCTTACGCGCTGCGCCCGTTTGACTATCGGCCGGTGTGGATTGGTTACGATCCTTCGCATACCGGCGACAGCGCCGGATGTGCCGTTATCGCGCCGCCGCTGGTCAAGGGTGGCAAGTTCCGCGTGCTGGAGCGCCATCAGTGGCGCGGCATGGACTTTGCCGCACAGGCGCAGTCGATTAAGCAGCTCACCGAAAAATATACCGTGGAATACATCGGCGTGGACGCGACCGGCCTCGGTCAGGGCGTGTTTCAGCTCGTGCGCCAGTTCTTCCCGGCGGCGCGCGAAATCAAATATTCGCCGGAAGTAAAAACCGCGATGGTACTGAAAGCGAAGGACACCATCAGCAGCGGCCGGCTCGAATACGACGCGGGCCAGACCGACATCACGCAGTCGTTTATGGCCATCCGCAAAACGATGACCGCCAGCGGCAACCGCTCAACCTACGAAGCCAGCCGCAGCGAAGAAGCCAGCCACGCCGACGTCGCCTGGGCAATCATGCACGCACTGCTTAACGAACCGCTTACCGCTGCCAGCGGCGGCGATAACCCTTCATTTATGGAATTCTACTGATGAGCAAACGCAAAGGCCGTAAGGCTTTCACTGCCACAACACAGCACGCACAGAACGAGCCGGCAACACAGCAGCCTTTCGAGGCGTTCAGCTTCGGCGAGCCGACGGCGGTACTCGATAAGCGCGACATCATGGATTACGCCGAGTGCATCCATAACGGCCGCTGGTATGAGCCGCCGGTCAGCTTTCACGGGCTGGCGAAAAGTCTTCGTGCGGCAGTGCATCACAGTTCGCCGCTGTACGTTAAGCGCAACATTCTGGCTTCAACATTTATCCCGCATCCTCTGCTGAGCCAACAGGAGTTCAGCAAATTTGCACTGGATTACCTGGTGTTTGGCAATGCCTTTGCTGAGCTGCGTCGCAACTCGCTCGGTCAGCCTCTCAGGCTGGAAACATCACCAGCTAAATACACGCGGCGTGGCGTGGAAGAGGGCGTGTACTGGTTTGTGAATGAATGGAAGGAGGCGCACCAGTTTGAAGCGGATCAGGTGTTCCACCTTATCGAACCGGATATCAATCAGGAGCTATACGGCCTGCCGGAATATCTCAGCGCGCTTAACTCCGCCTGGCTGAATGAGGCGGCTACGCTGTTCCGCCGCAAGTATTACCAGAACGGCGCGCACGCCGGGTACATTCTCTATATGACCGACGCGGCACAGAGCAGCAGCGACATTGAGCGCATGCGGCAGGCCATGCGCGACACCAAAGGGATTGGCAACTTCCGTAACCTGTTTATGTATGCGCCCAACGGCAAGCCGGATGGCATCAAGATTTTACCGCTGAGTGAAGTGGCAACACGAGATGATTTTTTTAACATCAAGAAGGCCAGCCGTGACGACCTGCTAAGTGCGCACCGCGTGCCGCCGCAAATGATGGGGATTATCCCCGATAACACTGGCGGGTTTGGGGATGCGGTTAAGGCGGCACAGGTGTTTGTGAGAAATGAATTAATGCCGCTGCAGGAGCGGATGAAAGAGATCAATAATTGGCTAGAATATGAAGTTATTAAATTCGAACCCTACTCATTAAATTGATGCCCGTGAGGGTATCAACTTTATTTAAAATGCGGCAAGTAATTAATCAGTTCACTTCCAATATTAATGATGCCACGTCTATTCATCTCACGAAGTTTTTCCAAATAGGTTGAGTTCGGCCCTTTTACGTCGAAAATAAAGTTGATGCTACCTAGAAGATCTTTTTTGTTATAAACCTTAAGGATTTCGGTGTAATTGCGATTGTCAATTAACTCATGCGCTTCTTTTTTAACATCCTCTATGATAGTCTTGATTTGCAGTTTTTTTACATGGTCGAAGTAATCAGTTTCGAATTCTTGTGAGTCATTAGCTTCTGAACTAAACCGACCAAAGTGCAAGGTTACAAAATGTTTGGCGACATTCATTGAGTGTTCATTAATGTCGGCATTGAATCTTTTTATAATAAAGTCTTTGACAGACTCTAATGTTTTGTCAGCATCTAAAAGTAATTGATGGGCAACTGCCTTAATTAACTCCGGGACAATAAAAAGGTTTTCAATCTCAGCAACATTTAAAGTATATACCCCACCTTTTTCGTAAGATTCTATTTGACCATCAACTAAGTAATCTCGATCTATAATTCCATAACACTCTAAATGGTGAAGTCGATTAAGTCTTCGGAAGGCTTTGGTTGACAGAATTACATCAGAGCAACCACCAACAGGCATAATCAAATGTTCAGGAAAAGCTAATTTATATACCTCCAAGTCCTTCGACCCTTCATCGCCTTCAACAAAAATGATAGGTTTTCTACTGCCAACTAATTGAAGGAGAGTATTTTCAGGGATATTCGTATCATCAGGAATTATTTCCCAATCGAAAGATGATCCATCATAAGATTTCATAAAGATTTTTTTTGCCCCCTTACGTGAGGATGCAAAATCGAGGTCATGAGTAAGATAAACGAATAAACAATCGGGCCGTTCCAACTCAAGCAGTTTCCAGAGTTTATCTTGAATAGCTTTATGCAAATGAATCTCAGGCTCATCAACGATTATAATTGCGTTTTCTTGTGCACACAGGACTTGTCCAATCAAATAGAAGATGACCCTTTCGCCATCGCTCATAGCCGTAGCATTATAATTATGATCTTCGGCATCCGTCGGGTTTAGAATCACTTCACTGGCATTAAACTTCATCGTCCTGTGTGGTAAGATGCTCTCCCATATATTCTTTAAATTCCTTATTTTGGTTGGTTTAAGAATAACTGGTGCGTGAGTGTTATAAAACTCTTCTTCACTTTTTTGTAAAAGCGCATAGTTTTCTGAAAAAAGAAGAGTTAACAATTCTGTAAAGTCATTCACCGGGTAATTTTCTGCTCCAATTATATCTCCCCCATACTTTCTTTGCATTTTCATACTATGCTTGTTAGCTTCATATGTGGCCAGATCCCAATTAGAAGGAATTGACGACCATAAAAAATTAAGTTTTGCGCTATCTAATCCAGTAGGGCTTGCTTGTTTAGGAAAGACTAATGATCGTTGCGCTGCAATTCGATGAGTAAATTCTTTTTGAGGGCCTGTCATTTCTACCCAAGCACCCATCCTGGTTTTTCCAGACCCATTTGCTCCGACGATGATAATGCTGCTCCAGGTCGAAACATTCTCAAGCTCTCCGTGGTTACCTTTGGGTAAGATTAATATTTTTTCTTGAATCGTAGCCTCGTCTGCCATAACCATATCCTTTTGATAAATTAGAATTGAAATCTAAAATAAGTTAAGCGGCTATTCAATACAATGATACTTGACGGAAATACTTAATTCATATTACTGCCACTACTTAGACATAGAGCACCTGCAAGCGCGCAATGCTTTCCCCGCCACGCCTGCCCGCTTCATGCATCGTTTTTGATGCATCTGCATGTCTCACCTCATACCACGCCAGCCGTGGGCAGAAGGGCGATTAGCGATCCTGTTTGGATCATGCAAAATCACGCACCTACATGCGTTCTGCTGCAGCATCAAAAAAGCCACCGAAACGGTGGCTTAGTCGCAGCGCTGAAACTTCCAGGCGATCATTCGGCCTGGCAGTAGATAGCATCTTGGTAAAGTGAGGTGTCAATCGAACCGGCCATGTCACTAATCATCGACAGGGCCATTTTCAATTCATCTTCCTTGCAGTGTGCGATGAGTGATACGTCGGCTACAAATTTGATTCTGGCAACGGTCTCGCTAATATTATCGATGTCCATCAGCTAATTAACTCCTTATCAATTAAATATACTGTATGTATAAACAGTATCATGACGTTAAGGAATCGTAAACAATCGTATGGCTCGGATTTGTCCGACCGATGGATTATTGAACATTACAGCTTTTTTGATGCTGAGCGGCCAATGCCTCGAACCGCTGCAGGGCGGTAGAAGGTTTTCTACGTTCAACGAAAAGATGCCCGCTTGTTCCACTCCAGAATATTTGCGCGCCAACTTTGAGCTTATGCCCCATCATCATGCGCGTAACTTCGCCTTCGGAAAGCGTAAGACGTGAGACATCATAAAAGCTGTCTTTGAGCTGCTTACGTTGATTGCGATATTTATCAGAAACCGGCGCCTGTCGTTTTGTACGAGGTTTTGCAGGCGTGCTTTCATGCAATCTCTTCAAAATATGTCTTCTCTCGGCACGGGTCGGCGAGCGCGTGAAGTCGATAGGGGGATCATCATCCGGCGGGGCCGTACAGTTATTGACAGAACTCCAAGAGGACGCGGACGCGCCCTTAACGTCAACGGCCAAATCAACGGCACGCTTCGGTACAATCTTCCACTGCGTTAGTCTGGTTAGAATCGGCGTATCTGCGCCAGCGTCTGTTGCATACACGCCTTTGATGCGCATGGTTTCCTCGCCATAGGCATTTAGGTCTTCACTCGGTTGATACCATGTACGTACAGCCAGTTCATCACGACGAACAAATGCGCCGCCTTGCGCGTTAACGTAGCCAGCCCAATCGCTTGCATCAGCAGCATCATGCACGGCTGCAAACTCGATACTGAGTCCATGCGCGGTTTCGCTGTCGGCCATGCGGCGCAGTTCGCGATATACCGTGACCGGCGCACCACCAACGAATTGGAATTGCCGGATGTGCCAACGCGCAGCCCATGCCGAAACGGCTGATGTAGTTTCTTTAAGCTCTTTGCCGCTCTCGTCGTCCAGCTCGCCGTCGAGCGCATAGCCATCGATATTTTTTGAGATGTATTTCGCCACGTAGCCGGTGGCACTGCCTTTATCGGGATTGATGGCTTCGGCATGAAAGCGCGCTCTGCGGGCCTTTTCGGTAGTTAGTTCAGTGCCATCTTCGCGCCATGCATAGTCGCTGATCACCTCACGCACGCGATCAACATTTTCAGGCAGCATAAACATCAGCATGTGCCAATGTGGAGTTGCATCGTGATGGGGTTCGGCAACACGAATACCGAAGATGCGGATTTCTTCGCGATGCAACTTGGCGCGAATTTTCTGCCACACGTTGCACAGATAACGCTGCGTGTCTGCCGGGCTGGCACCATTCCACTTGCGGTTACGATGACCGGTCTTGATAGTGGCGTGGTAGCGAGAAGGGGCGGTAACCGTATAAAACTCGCCGACAAAGCCCATCTCGTTGCAGATATTTTCAAATCCGCGAATGCGATTCATCAACTCGCAGCGTTTAATGGCGGGATTCGACACGCTGGAATCAAACTTGTCGATTAAGCTGATCCTCTCGCCGGTTTCCTCATTCTCCAGCTCAAGCCCTTTAAGAAACTCACGCGTGCGGCGCTTTTGCTCGCGCCATTCCGACACCGTCATATTGCTGGCATAGGGCGTATGTTTTTTGCTGACGTTGGCGAGGGCGATTTGCAGATGTTCACGCCATGATGCCGCGATACGACGCAGGCGGCCTTTCCACCATTTCTCGGTTTGCATGCGCATGATCGCGGGGGTGACTTCTTCCGGATCGAATAGGCGTGATGTGACTTTTTCCCACAATGGCGGTGTCTGATTAAACTCGCGAGTGATGGTGGCGGCGGTCATGTAAATGCGGTGCGTGTATTTATAATCTGATTCGTTGTCAGATTGAGCATGCGCCTGCACCAGTTCAGCCAGGGCAAAATTGGCAATGTCGCCAGCCAGCAAATCAACATCGGCGCGAGCCATGTCCGGCAAGCGGTTAAAACGACGCATTAACTCCCATAGCGCGCCGCTCGCTCTCGCCGCACCGATATCCTTAGTGGCATTTTCTGTCAGCAAATTAAACGTGCCGGCATTCATTTCGTCGAGCCGATATTTTGCATTCACACATTGGACGCGTGGCAATGTGCGCTCAACAAAAGTCTTTGTTAAGTACGCATTGGCACGGGCAATGCCCTGTGATTTTTCCAGCTCGGCGACGCGCCGCCTGACATCGAGCTGAATCAGCATCGGCTGCTGAGTGAGTAACTGCTCAGCATGCGCCAAAGCCGCAATCAACTGATCGCGGCTTCGCAGTTCCTTATAAGTAGGATAGGGGCTGGCGATGGCTTCCCGTGGAGCATTCCACGGGTAAGCATAATTCTCTGTCATCAGGCTTTAGCCTGCAGATGTTTTCCGCGCTGCTCTTCAATCTCCTGACAAGAAACGCAGCGAGTAACGCCAAGATAGGCTCGCCGACGCAATTCAGGAATTGGGGCGTCACAGTCTTCGCAGAAAGAAGCGCTAATCGCAGGGGCGCGGTTAACGATGAGCGCGATATTACGTTCGAGCATTTCCTCGGTGCGCTGCTGCACAATATCCATTGAGTCGGCCATTAGTGCGCCTCCGCAATTTGTGTCTGCAGTTTTTCAACTTCTTGCTGTAACAACTCAGCAGCCTCAACACATGACATTTCCTCACGGCGAATATTCCAGGCAAGCACATTGAGGCGTGAGATCATTAATTCTGCTCGGTTGCGACGTTCCTCTTTTCGCGCGTCATTGAGCATCATGTCGAGTTCGATGTACGACTCAGTTTGTGTGGCTTCCAATAATTTACGTTGCATGTAATTTCCTGTTTTAGGCAAAGTGAATTCCGGCGGGTTTACGCCAGTTAATTGCTTTGGGTTATTTAGTTAGAAAGCGTCATTCGCTTAGGGAATAAACTCACGACGGCTTTTAATTGGTTCATTGCACGTATGACGGCGGTTTTTTCATCGATGCTTAATTCGCTAAAATCGGCGCTGTGTCGGTCTTTGCCAATATTTGCCAGGAAAAAGATGGCGCTCAGTGCGCGCTTATTGTCCTGATAGTTGCTGTCTCTAACATCACGCATTGAGTCGAAGAATCGGGATAAATCCTGTTCACTGTCGGCGCCCTTAAATTGCGAGCGCAACAACGCTACGTGATTGAGTGCCGCGACACGTTGACCGGCGCTCAGTTCGACAAGCATTGAATCGCCTTCGATAGCCATGATTTGCCTCTCTTGGGTATTGCCTGAGATCGGGGTGCGCATGAAACCTCTATAACCGGATGCCAGCGCTTACCGTTGTCACCTAAAATCCAACCATGCCCGTAGGACATTGACGGGTTTTGTCTTTTGAGCTGTGCAGCGAATGAAATCATGACAGCACCTCAGACCACGCCAAACGACGCGCCAATACCGCTAATCGCATCGACTGTTGAAGACAAAGCTGGGTTTGCCTGTATGCGCGCCTGAACGGCCAGTGCGGCGAGGGTTAAACAACGAATACCGCTGTTAACGTTTTGCAGCAGGCTACGTTTGCAGCTAGCGCTCAATTGCTCAGTTGAGATCGCACCAGCCGCTAACTGACCAACCTCAGCGGTGGCTTTCATCACATACAGCGGCAGTTTGTCGTTGGCAACTTCGTTGACCGGGACGCATGGCAAGCACTGGATTTGCGCAAGTAAGCCATCAATGAGCGTCGCATCTTCTGTGACATCGGTAAGCGTCAGAACCTCATGCACTGTCAGCTGATGTGGCTGATCTGGGTTGAGCTTGTTACGCAGAGTTTGGGCGCGCATTCCGGATTGCCTGGCGACGTCTTCCATGTTGTGTGATAAAGCGAATTTACGGCAGGCATCGTCATAGTGCGCATGGGTAGAAACCTTGAAATCAAACATGTGCAAATAGCCCTCAACTTGCAAAATCAAGTTATGGTTTGATGTAGCGGCATTTGATTGCCTGTTGACGATTCTTTTCGCGCCAGGCAGCAACATTGATAAGCGGATTGCCATGTTTAGTCATGGTGGTTTCTACCACTTCACCGGTCTTACGGTTGGTGCGATTCTGCGTATAGGTGAAGGATGGTGTAGGAGCGAGCAGCACAACTCCGTTCGCAATCCATTTCTCCAGCACTGACAGGCTGATGCGGTTAGCAGATGCGAAGTCTTGCTTAGACATAGTTGGTGAAGTCGCGAGCGTAACAGCCTTGTTCACGGCGTCGTTAACCGCTTCGCTGATGGCAGGCATCAAGATCGCGGCTACATTGGCAATAAAATCTTGAGATTGCACTAAGTCAAATGCGTTCTGACTGTTTGCATTTTCAGTATGCATAACGCAGTATCTCCTTCGAGTCGTTTTGTTCTACGGTGTTTCATGTGGTGTGCTACATCCTAGATCAACAAATGGCTCTTAGTAAACAACAAATGTTTATTTATTTGGTGGTATATGGATTTTAGCGAAGGTTCAGCCTTAGAAATTGTTGAGCGTCTGTCGTCTGCATATGGCGTTACGACGCAGAAAGCGTTGGCTGAATGCCTTGGTGTGCCTGCTGCGAACGTAAGTAACTGGGTGCAGCGTGATAGTGTTCCAGGTAGCGCGTTTGTGAAATGCGCATTAGATACGGGGAGTGATCTCCATTGGCTAACTAGTGGGAAACTTGCAAATGCAAATCTAGACGCTTCGCCTAATTCTTTTAATGGTGAAGCCCTTTATACTGAAATCACTTCAAACGGTGGCAAACCAGTTTTGCGTCGCATCATGGACGCCTACGGCTTTACTCTGCAAAAACAACTGTGTGAACTGCTGGGAATATCATCCGGCACGGTAAGTACTTGGGTGCGTCGAAACTACTTTCCCGGCGATGTAGTTGTGACATGTGCGCTTGATACCGGGGTATCACTGCAATGGTTGGCAACCGGGAAAGGCCCGCTACAAAATAAATCAAATAGTCAACAAAGTGCTAACTCCCTAGTTCCACGTAAAAATCTTGTTGCAGGAATTTTGCAGGATGCCGAATTCTGGGAAATTAATTTAGGTTTTATTCCCCACACGGTCAGTAAGCCTGTTTTTATTACGAGTAACATTGGCGCATGGATTGTCGATATGAGTGTGATTGAAATTAGTAATGGTCGATGGTTGCTGGGTATAAACGATAAATATGATATATATGATGTTGCAATTTTACCGGGAAATAAGATTAATGTAACAAGTATAGGTGCGGATTTCATTTGTAAATCTGATGAGATTAATATTGCTGGCAAGATTATATTAACGATAGATTTCAATTTTTAATTTGACTATAAGTTTCCCTTGTGAAAATGGAGTGATAGCTATGTTTCAGAGTGAGATTAGACAAGGCACTATAAATGAATTATTAGAGAAAGTGAAAGCGAAAAAATATGGCAAATATCTTCTCAAAATTAATATTGATAAAGCTAGATCAATAAATAATAAAACAATCACTCTAGATTTTCCTGTGACTGCGATTGTTGGCCCTAACGGCGGTGGGAAGTCAACAATAGCCGGTGCAGCTGCTATTTTATATAAAGAAGTCGCTCCAGCTCAATTTTTTGCTAAGAGTGGTGCATACGATGCTAGTATGCAAAATTGGAAAATTGAGTACGAGGCTATTGATAGGGGTGTTCAGAAAAGTAATGACACTGTAAAGCGTACTGCTAAATACCATAATCTTAAGTGGGCTAGAGGAACTCTCGATAGAAACGTACTGATTTTTGGTGTAATCCGTACTGTGCCAGCCTCTGAACGAAAGGAATTAAAGCGCTGCGTATCAAATAATTTTATTGTTCGCCCAGATAGAATCGAAGGTTTATCAGAAATCGTTGCGCTTTCAGTCTCTGCAATACTTGATAAAGATGTTTCAGAATTTAAACACATGAAAGTTGATGAAAATGGTAATGTAACATTGTTATCAGGGGTCAACAAAACTGGAGATTCATTTTCAGAGTTTCATTTTGGTGCAGGTGAATCAAGTATCATTAGAATGGTTCTTCAGCTAGAAGCTGCTGAAGATAATTCTTTAGTCATAATTGAAGAGATTGAAAATGGTCTGCATCCAGTAGCTACTATAAGAATGGTTGAATATCTGATAGAACTTGCAGAAAGAAAAAAAATACAGGCTATCTTTACAACTCATTCAAATGACGCATTAATTCCTCTCCCTAGTGAGGCTATATGGGCCTCAGTTAATGGACAGTTATATCAAGGTAAACTCGACGTCAAATCGTTACGCGCAATTAGCGGGCAGATAAATTCAAAGTTAATCATATTTGTTGAAGATGAGTTTGCTGCACTTTGGGTAAAAACAATCCTAAACTTTATGCCAAATGTTGCTATTGATGCGATTTCCATTCACGCAATGAAAGGAGATGGGACTTCAGTCAAAGTACATGAAAATCATAATATAGATCCGAGCGCACAACAGAAATCGTTATGTATCATTGATGGTGACTCGTTACAGCTTGATTCCGATGAAAAACTTATCTTTCGTCTTCCCGGGGCAGGGCCAGAGTCAGCAGTATATAATTCTATATTGGAAAGCATTGATGATTTGGCGGGTGAACTGGCTGTTCAACTACTTAAACCATTTGAGTTTCAAGAACAATTGAAAGAAAAAATGGCGAGTGTTAGAAATACCAATCGTGACTATCATTTGTTATTCAGTCAGTTAGGTAGGGCTATTGGACTAGTCTCTGAGTCCCGAGTGAAAGAAGCGTTTCTGACTCAATGGTGTGTTAAACATAAAGATTTTATTGATGAGTTATACGTAAAAATATCAGAATATTTACCTCTTGAGAGTGACGAGGTGGAAATTAAACAATCTTAATATAAACAAGCCAAAGTTAACTGCTTTGGCTTGTTTTTTGTGATTGCAACTTTTCATTTTTCACTTCTATTATTAATAATTCTTTCATCCTTGCCAGTTAACAAAATGGTTGATTCTTCAGAAGGTAAGTGTGTTTGATATACGTTCGCACTGAAAAGAGCCAAACGGTCATGAGATGTTGTCTCAAATGAGAGCGACACATTTCTACCCATTAGTATAGTCAGCCCGCTGTCGAAAAAAGCAAATGTAAGTTTAATTCTTTTAAGAAAAGGGAGCTTTTCAGAAAAAATGAATAATTTCATAAAATCAATCCATTGTAGGGCTAGATGGAATATTATAAACGAGATTAAGAATGAACTCGACGTGTTAGGGCAAGAAAATGAAAGAGGTCCTATATGTTTTTCTGTGGGCAGTCTTGAATACTTAAATATTGCTTTACCGATAGGAACTGCTCTTATTGGAGGGGTGGCAGGCATATTAGTAGCTTTTGTTAATCGGGGTAAAAAAGTACGGATTGTGTTCGATGGAGATAAAATTAAAGAAATCGATGCATCAAACTGCAATCCCGATGAGATAGTTGCCACAATTCAAAAGATCAAAGCTATAGATATCATAGACTAGGCATAAAATTGCGCAGCCAATTCATCGCCACTGCAGCGCTTAACTATATGAAAGTTAAGGCCTAAATTAGTATTCGGTCTTTTTTTATCTGCATAATAATGAATTGTCTGCACGCGTTAGGCTTACCTTTATGCTGGCATCTACACTTAATTCTCTTAGCAACTCAGGAGGATTTATGTCTGATAGACCGAT